CTTCAACAGTTTGAACTTGCGTTCTTTGACGTATTCGACGGTCTTGATCTTTTTCTTTTTGACATCGCCATTCTTGAGCTTTTCTATGCCTCTGGAAAGGCAGAACGGCTCACCCTTGACGACAATGTACTCAGAGTGCTTCATGGTGTTTGTGGGGTTACGACACCGTGTTCAGCCCTTTGCAGCATCATTTTGAAGCCAGCAATAGCACCGGCTTCCTCAAGCATTTTGGCTGAATAGGTGGTTACGTTGAATCGTCCATACCCTGGTGCTACGTAGACGTTCTTGTTTCGGTAGTGGGGTACGTACATGATGCCACCAAGGTGGTATATGGTGGTTTTGTACAATTCTGCAAAGTCTTTTTTCATTTCATTCCTTAATTAGAGAGACTGTCTAGCGGTCAGGTCAGGAAGTCGTAGACGATCCCCGATTCCTCAGCCTGAACGGGGTACTTCAGGGCCTCATCCAGACACTTAGAGATGCGCTTCTCGTAGTCTGGATAGGACCGCTTGGTGTAGTCCCCTACCTCCTGAATCAGAAGCTGACGGGCCTCATGCTTTCCATCTGCAATGACCACCTGAACACCCCCGTACTCTGACGAGGGGAAGGGTACCCAATAGGGTACGATGTAGATTGTTTTCATTGGTAGTTACTTAGATGTTTCGTCTAGCGGTCACTGATCCGCTGAACTCGCTTTAAGGCCGCAACTGGAAGCCAACGAACGGCCCCAAAGAACCCCGGCTCCTTGACCTCTACGATGTAGCGCAGCCGTGGCTCAAAGCCGTCAAGGTTTCCGTTTTCGGAAGCATCCGTGTACCGCCCCGTTGGCCGCATCATCTTCACACTGCCCCAGTCGTAATGGGCAAGTTCCGGCTCTTTGAGTAGGGAGAAAAGCAGTTCACGTTCGTTTTGTTTTTCCATGATGTTCCTTAGATGATCTATCTAAGATGGGGTGTTGCCATTCGCCAAAAACAACAATAAGTTGTGGGAAGATTCCCTAACAACACCCCGAAAACATTACCAGGGAATATCTGATGATTCAAAGTCATCTTTGGCAGCCTTGCGGGTAGGCTGGCTGCTCTGACGGGTTTGCTCTTGCTTCTCACGGATGGACAGACTCAGGAAAGGCTTACCACCTTTGCTGACCTTTTTCCACCCGGAGATCCAATATTCTTTGCCCTCCACGTTCAAGGTGCCAGACCAGTCAGGATGCTTTTCATTTTCTTTTTTCTCATTGATGAACATGGTTGCCCTGTTCGTATTGTCAAACTCAGCCATTTCAGTTTCCTTTCGCTTTTTTGAGGGCTGCACGGACTTTGGAGTCCAGTTGATTGAAGAGCCAGACTTTCTGGTCTGCTTCCAGGTTTTCGCTTTCTAGGGCGAATAATGCTTCTTTGGGGCGCTCGTCCTTGACAAGTCTAGATACCTTGCTGGCAAGCTCCTCTAAATATTCTTTGACTTCAGGGGATAGGTCATCGCCAATACCACCTCGAGGAGTGATAACCGAAGCGTCACCCTTAAGTCCAGTGGTTGCATCCAGAGCATCGTGCTCAACGATTTCAAGCGCTGCAACCCACAAATACCTTCGCAGGTAGGTCTGTACTGCCCCTAGGTTTTGAACCTCATGGCAGCCCTTTAAAGCGGCTGTAGACATGGGTGATTCAATCAGGATGAACTCTTCTGGCTTGTCTTCATTGATGATCTTGAGGCATGACATTTCTTTGCCAAAAGAAACAACACCGATCAAGCCATGAGCTTTGAAGATCTCAAGGGCGGGGATGATGAAGTCAGACAGTTCAAAATAGCTGTATCCAGCAAACTTGTTTTGACCAGATTTTTTGAGTTTTGCCCGATGAAATTCTTGACGGGCCATATTCAGTCGTTGATAAATATTCATTTAGCTTTGCCTTTCAATTTGTTCAATTCTTCTTCAAGCTTGAGTTCAACCAACTCTTTGAGTTGCTGACCGACCTTGCTCTCTAGTGCCTGCTCTCCAAGTACCGCAGCGGCCATCATGTACATGGTCTTTGTGGATGGAATCAGAGCGCAGATCGCAAACGACACGCCTGCAACAACCCATATCCAGTTTTTGCCGTGGTACTTGCCTCGCTCAGCTGCGTAGCAGGCAGTGAAAGACGCTCCACCCCCAGCTGCGCATATACCGATCACCAAAAGCAGCAGACCAATACTGCTGAGCACATCGGCGAAGTAAAAGAAAAGTGCTGCGTTCATTTTTGATCCTTATGGGCCATTTCCCATTCTTCCTTTGCAATTTCCAGTTGTTCAGACATCTCGAGTTCGCTGAACTTCATGAAGTGAACTTCGCCACAGCAAGACATCTTGCCACCACGGTCATTCATGCAGTACGGGCAGATCTCTACGTCTGCAGTCTCTTCCAGGTATTGTTCAATCCATGTTTTAGACATCACATTTCCTTTGCGTATTCATTGTTTGTGTGAATTTTTTTGGCAATCAATTTGTAAGCATTTGATGCTTCTTCTTTGGACTCAAATTTGCCTATAACTTGTTTTTTGTTGTTAATGCAAATTTGTGCAATCCACTTTCCTTGGAAAAAACAAACTCCTTTTAAGCCTGAAGAATTGTCTAAATGTGTTTTCATGTTTTGAGCATTTTCTGATCTAGACACATGCCTTAAATTTGATATTCGATTGTCTGATTTGTTTCCGTTGATATGGTCAATTTCTTTTGTTGGAAATTCTCCATAAAAATATATCCAAGCCAGACGATGTGCGTAATATTGTTTTTTTTCAAAATGGATTTTTATGTATCCATGTGGTTGCAATGTTCCTGCGGGAAATTTTGCATTTTTTCTGTTTTTTCTTTTGAAAAACCCTGTTAAAGGATCGTATTCAAAATGTTTCATAAGGCTTTGTTGCGTCAACATTTTTTGGCTCCCCAGCCACAAAAAAGCCCACAGGGACAGTCTCATGCAAAAGCATGTGGGGAGACACCGCTAGTACGGTGCAGACTGCCCTTGTGGGCTTACTAGATGATCGCTCCCCAGCGACACAAATATTATATTTCATTTTGTGTTCTCTCCATTCCTGTTCCATTTGAACCGTTTGATAAAAGCATTCTTGTGTCATTTCTCTTCCATGAGCCAGACACGGCCAGTGGTTGGAGTGTGGTACGTGACGCCCTTGACCACACCCTTCTTGTTGTGACGCTTGAGCCAGTCACGCAGGGCATTGGCAATTTTCTGTGTTTCAGCTGACGGGCAGCTTACAGCTTGACCGTGCTTGAGTTTGCCAAACACATCATCGTATTTGCCTCGAGCGATGCGGCGACCTTGATACTGCTCGTCAACGATCTTGAGGTTGCTGATGTCGGTGCCAACGTATTTCTTGGCACTCTTTTGCCAGATAGTCTTGATGCTCATTGCTTTTCCTTTTGGCCTTCCCGTGGGGGAGTCCAGCCATACTTGATCCATGTGGCCTGTACGTCAGCGCCTGCGGTCCACTTGAACTGAGGGTGTCCAACCGGAATCCAAGGCATTGTACGCTTGGAGTACTTGAGTTCCATTGATTTCTCCTGTGCCTGCAACATTGCAGTCCGGTTAATGTATTCGCAGAAAAACGAAAAAAACATAGGGGTTTTCCCCAGTAGACGATTGACAGACGTATCTCTAGCATTTCCGGCATGAACTTACAACGACTAGAGTTTGAAGCTGCTTACGAGCTAGTGGCTATTGCCATTGGGATCATGGAGCTACACCATGAACCAGAGGACATAGACGCTGCTGTTGTCGCTGTGCTGGCAAGCGCACTGGAAATCGCCAGTCAACGTAACCTGAGGCCTATCAATGAGCTTTTTCGATGACATCTTCAATCTGGCATTCCGCTCTGGAGTGCCCTACGATCCACAGACCAACCAGTTCAAGATTGGTCCTGCGGAAGCTGCCAGGATGGATTTCCAGCGTCAGCAAGAACAGGAAATGAACCAGTGGATCAACCAGCCCATGAGGGGGTTTGACAATGAGTAACGCAGATAAACCGGCGTTCCCGGTGTATGGTCTGCCCGGAATGACCTTGCGTGACTACTTCGCGGCCAAGGTGATTAATGGGCTGTGCGCTGGATTTGCTGCAACCGAGAAGGATTGGCCAGACTCTGACGATCCTGATGACTATGACGTTGTGGCTTGGCATGCGTACCGTATGGCAGATGCCATGTTGAAGGCTCGGGAGTCCTGAGCTATACTGTTACGAAAGCCCGGCTACCGAGGAAGTCATGAGCCTCGGGAAAAGTGTTTCCGCTCCACCTGCCGGAGTCTTTCTTCAGAGCGGTTTAGACGGAAAAAATCATGTCTTTTGAAGCACTGACTTGGGCAGTCAAGCAGAACACTGCCAATTCCGGACAAAAACTTGTCCTTTTGATGCTTGCAAACTACACCAACCCAGATACTGGTCAGTGCAATCCATCACAAAAACGCTTGGCAGAAAAATGCTGCATGAGCCTTGCCTCTGTAAAAAGGCACATTGACGGTCTTGAAGAAGCTGGGTTTCTTACTGTTGTCAACAATTACCGAAATGGTTCATTGATTGCTTGTCAGTACGAATTGCACCTTAGCTCAAATTGCACCAACCCCCAGCCAGATTTGAGCCAACCCTTAGCTCAAATTGAGCTACAGAAACATAAAGTAGAAACAAGAAAAGAAACAAATAAAAAGGCCTCTCGTTTACCAGATGATTTTGTTGTCCCCAACGAATGGAAGGACTGGGCTAGACAGGCCAGACCTGATCTTGTGAACATCCAGTCCGTAGCAGATTCTTTTGTTGATTACTGGATTGCCAGAGCAGATGCCGGAGCAGCCAAGCTCAATTGGCAGTCAACATGGCGTAACTGGGTCAGGAACGTCAAAGCACCTTACCAGCAGGCTTTGCCCAAACGTAATGGTCTGGCAGGTGCCATATGAAAGGCGCAGAAGCTGTGATCAAAGCCAGACTAGCAGGTCTGGCACCTGGAGCAATCCACTTCATCGACCATCCTGACAACCTTCCCCTTGAACTGGGAGACGTCTATGTCCATGAAGACATCATCTTTTTGCTGGACCTGAGGTTTGTTGCTGGAATGCTCGTATGTGTCACATCTGAGACACAAGAGCGCATGGAACAGTTGGTTGCCCAGTGCCGTAAGTTTGGTGCAAGGCAGATTGCCTACAGTCTGTACCGCAAATACTACGAGTAAAGCATGGAATTGATCCCCGACACCATTGACTTCAGCCTGTACCTGAAGGAAACCGATGCCCAGACCAAGGTCAAGGGAGCATCGGACTACATCATCGTCCTGAAGACCAAGCTTCGCCACCAGAAGCAGGAGCACAAAGCTTTCCTACCCTGGACCAAAACCCGAGACAACTTTGCTTTCCGCAAGGGTGAAGTAACCCTCTGGTCTGGTCAGAACGGTCACGGCAAATCCCTGATGACCGGTGAGATTGCTCTTTCCCTGGTCGGACAAGGTGAGAAGGTCTGTGTGGCATCTTTCGAGATGAAGCCAGAAACGACCCTACAACGCATGGCAAGGCAGTGGATGGGCCTGAACCCTAACCTGCCAGAATTTCAGCAGGAAGAGGGCATTAAAGCCCTTGAAGACCTATACGACCAGTTCGACGACTGGACCAAGGGCCGGATGTGGATGTACGACCAGAGAGGAACTGCCCTTTCTGATGACGTCATCGGCATGTGCCGGTACTGTGCCAAAGAGTTAGGAATCACTCACATCTTTGTGGATAACTTGGCAAAGTGCGTCAGGGGTGAGGACGACTACAACGGCCAGAAGACCTTTGTTGACGAGCTCACATCGGTTGCTCGAGACTATGCCGTCCACATCCATCTGGTCCACCACCTGAAGAAACCAGCCAATGAGAATGCCGTGCCTGACAAGCACGACAACAAGGGTTCTGGAGCCATTACGGACCAGGTTGACAACGTCATGTTGGTTTGGCGCAACAAGGTCAAGGAAGACGACCTGAAAGAAAACGGTCCGTATGCCAGTAAGAAGGACGATCCTGACCACTATCTGCTTTGTCGCAAGCAGAGGAACTATGACGGATCTGGAGAAGGTGAGCCTACCATCAAGCTGTGGTTTCACCGGGATGCCCAGCAATATATTGAGTCACCTAGGGAAAGCCCTATGGTGTTTTACAAGTGGCCTCATACACAATGAGCGACAGGAAACAGCTGGAAGAGGCTGAAGCCAGGGTGCTGTATGCCACATGGCAACACCTCAAATGCAAAGTAATGACAGAGGAACGAAAAAAATGGTTGAACAGAATGTACGGTCCACAAGCGGCCAACAGAATACAGGCCTACATGCAGAAGATTCACAACGGCGATATGGTGTGAACTGGCCTTTCCCGCCTGTTGGTGGCCCTAAGGTCTGGACTGCCAAACAGCGCAAACAGCACAAAGCAAAACAACTGGCAGACACCCCGGAGGCACTGCTATGACTGAAGAAGAAGACATTGCCAAGGGCATGGAAGAAGTTTTGCGCATCAGGTCTTGCAAACACAACTGGGTTGAGGGCAGCAACACTGAGCGCCCTGCATATCGCTGTACCCGCTGTGGTGCGTGGAGGTTTGTGGAATGACAACCTATTGGGATGGCAAAACTTCGCAAGACGTGCTTCGCATCGACGATACGGCTATGGTCATCAAAGGCCACGGCTATCACGACATGGGTGCGACATCAGTGGTGCTGACAAACACTGGCAACGGGTACATCGCCAAGTTTCCTTCGCACAACAGCACCTCGCAGGACTACTACGTCTGTCTGGACTACGGGCAAGCCTATGACCTTGTGCTGGCGTTTTCTGCCTTCAAGAAAGAATTGGGGTTTGTATGAGCATCGAAACACTGAAGCAGGCGCTGGAGGCGTTGGAGTTTGCCGCCGACAAATTGGATTACCGCTGCGAATACACCATCACCATCCTCCGCACCGCCATCGAGCAAGCAGAGAAGCAGGAGCCTGTGGCGTATGCCGTTTATCACCGAATGGGTGGAAGCAAGACTTTGCATTGGCCTGAACAACACTCTGAAGACGGTGACGCCAAGGAATACAAACTCGTTCCCCTCTACACCACCCCACCCGCAGCACAGCGGCAATGGGTGTCGCTCACGGATGAGGAAGTGAACTACATCGCCGATGAATACAGCACACAAGCCGCAATCCGCGCCACAGAGGCCAAGCTGCGCGAACTGAACGGAGGGCAGATATGAACCGCGAAGACATCATCCGCATGGCGAAGGAGTTTGGAGTTTGGGGGCCATTCATGGGGGAAGATGAAGACCTTGAACGCTTCTTCCAAGCCGCTTACGCCGCTGGAGCCACAGCAGAGCGCGAGGCGTGTGCGAAGTTGATGGAAAGCCAGTGGGATTGGGTGAGTAAAAACGCCGCAGCCGCCGCCATCCGAGCAAGGGGGCAGACATGAGCATCGAGAAAGACGTTGAGACCATCGGCCGGATCTGCGAGGCCATGGAGACCCGCCTGAACGCAGAGATGGCCGACATCATCACCAAGCACGACCGTGGCATCGCCGCCAACGTGCTGATCAACATCGGCACCACCATGCTGGCAAAGGCCATCGTGCTGGTGAAGCCCGAGCACAAGGACGTGGTGATCGCAGCCATCTCCAGTGGCATCAGCACCAAGGCACGAGAGGGCGAAGCAGCCGTACAGTCCCTGATCGCCATCAGCAAGGCCATGGAGAGCACCTGCCGACCCCTGCCCCCAAAGCGTTAGGGAAA